GTTGGCATAAAGTTAAATGATGGTTCTGGTGTAAAACTAAAGACTGCAAATGCTGGAGTAAAACTAAACACTCCGAACGTTGGCATAAAGTTAAATGATGGTTCTGGTGTAAATGTAAATACGCTAAATCCTGGAGTAAAACTAAAGACAGCAAATGTTGGCATAAAGTTGAAGGCTGGAGTGCCACAAACCTCAACATTTACATCGTCCATAGTTTCTGTTTGAGTTTCAGTTCCAGCAATACAGTTTCCTGATACTAATGTATATATTGTTCTTGTTCTTGTTCTTGTATATGTTCTATGTTGTCTTCTATATCCATCTGCTTCACATTCACCCCATGGACCCCATGGGCCTATGTCCCAAGCAGACCACTCTGACCATGCTCCTGGCTGAGGACACTCTATCGGTCCTGGTGTAAAAGAAAATACTCCAAATGGAGAAAAACCAAAAACAGCAAATGGAGAAAAACCAAAAACACCAAATGGAGAAAAACCAAAAACACCAAATGGAGAAAAAGAAAATGAGTGAAGTTTATAGTTAACAGTACTTTCGTAATCTAATAATGTATTTGCTGCAACATCTTGTGATTTAACTAATCCAGTTAAAGATTCATTATCTTGAACCTCTTCTATTTCTGTTCCATAATTAAATCCTGCATTCTGCAATGATTGTCTTGCTTGATTTTTTGTTAATCCAAGTAGGTTGGGTACTGATCCCATACCTTTTGCTAAAAATGTCCATAATGAATTTAGCATTGGACACCTACGCCGTCAAATCGCCAAGTAAGACCCAAGTATCGGTAGCATACTTAATTAAGGTTGCACCAGAATACCTTGCAGCAATTTTTTTATTTGAATTTTTACTATTAATTATAACTGCTACTGTTGCTCCATTAAAAGTAACATTGCCTGAACCAACTCTAATTATGTCTATTCTTTGACCAATTTCAAATGGCACAGATGAATTTAAAGGAACTGTAATTGTTGTATCTGAGCCAGAATTAATTGTTACTGTTTTTCCAGCATCTCCTAAAACAAGTGTATAGTTAGCAGTTTTTTCATTAAAAACAACACTATCCAATAACCCAACCCATTTGGTTCCATTATAATATTGAACCTGACTTATATCTGTACCACTATTAGTTTGCTCTACAAAACATACGGTACCTTCTGTTGGTGAAGTTATTGCAGCATCTCTAGCATTTGGATTTTGAAATATGTTAACTCCACCTTTTGCCTTAATAACATCATTAACTGTTACTGTAGAACCAAAAGTATGAGCCTGTGTCCATGTATATGGAACATTGGTATTTGCAACACCAGCAATAGCGTACCATAAATTACTTCCTTCATCATACATATATGCTACTTTGCTTTGCGACGCTAGATTTGCCATATTAGATTTCCTCCACAATAAAAGTATCTGATGTTTCGCCAAATCTTTGTGTTATGACATTTGCAAGGTATCCAGAGGGAGTAATATTAATTAATCTATAAGTAATAATATCTCCAGTTGTAGCATTATGAGTGTCTAGCCATTCAAAATGCGAACTTACTAATTCTTTAGATATTAACCCAACATTTATAGTTGAGTATGATCCAGAATTAATCTTTCTCTGTAATCCAATAAATGCTTCAATATTTGTATCTGTTGTTGGTCTACAGACACCAGTAAATGTAATTTTTGTTTTTGTTGACGATGCACTCTTTGTTATTGCTAACTCAATATCATCAGAATCAATTGTCTTTAATGTTCCATTTTCATTAACACCATTTAATTGTATTCCAGTTAAACTTGTATCTGAGTAATTTCCAAAATACATAGAAGATATATTTTTATTTGTTTCATAGTCTAAATCAGTCCAAGAAATTCCTAAAGGTGCACTCGAATCTGCAGTTAAAACTTTTCCAGTGCTTCCTACTGGTAAAATTTGAGTAATTCCTTGATCAAAACCAACAATTAAATCACCTTTGGCATCAGTATATGTTCCTACTTTAACAAAATCAGAAGAATCATAGACATATATATCTTTACTATCAGAGTCTTTATCTATCCAGACTATTCCGTTTGTTAGGTTAGTTGTTGGTTCTTCATTTTGATAAAGAGCAATTCCATAAGTTGACTGAACTGCTGCGCCAGTAGAGTCTGATGCCATAACAATATATCCGTCAGTTGGAGATGAAATTGCTTGTATTTGATTTATAGTTAAATAATCAGAACCAATTCCTCGATTATCTACTCTATCTACATCTTCTCTTAAATCTTGTAAATGTCTGGCTAACCCATCATTGTTTGCTAAATCTGTTTTTTGATCACCAATCGGGGCTGTAGTATCAAAATTATAGTCTCCATACAGGAATAACTTAAGTGCTGCTTGTATATCAGCCTTATCTTCATATCCTGGTTGCTTTACATTCCATATGCCACCAATGTCTTCTGCTGCCACTTAAATCACCCCCTTGATTATACCACCGAAATGTGCAGGTGGGCTGTTCTTGATTCTACAATATCTACCCAAGAACTTCCATCAAACTCCTTTGCATAAAAAGTAATTTTTAAATCATCTGACCCGCCATCATTTACAATTTCGGTTTTTATTGAATTTGCAATTGCTCTACCTGAAGATGTTGCCAATGTTGCCTGTACTGAAAAATTTGCACTTGTAAGATTTCCTACATAAGATGGATCTTTAATAAAACTTAATGGTATTCTGCAATAATTTTGTGTTGGAAAAGATATTTCCTGTAATGTGCTATAAGTGTTTGGAATCAGTCTGTTAAGTGTTTGCCATTGCGGAGTACTGCTTCCTAAACCATAGGTGTACTGGTAAAGCATTAAATATTCATTTTCTGGACTATTCTTTTTTAAGTTTATATATAAATCAAATACTCTTGGATCTTGTCCAATATCTACAGAATCTGGATTTCCATTACCAACAAAAATTAAACTACCACGATCTCCTTTATCTCCAAAATCTACCTCTACATTAACTGTATCTGGACCACCCAAAACCAATACGTCATCTGTCATTATTTATCTGCTACCTGTTCTGTAACATTAATTGTTCCAGTTAATAAAGTTAATACTTGTGGATAATCTACTCCTGGTTTTCTTACCTGAACGTCATAAACATAATCTTTTGATGCATCCATAGTTAATCCATCTTCTGGTCTAATTGTGCACAAAACATAATCTCCTTCATCAGAAATTTCTGCTAAACATTTATGCCATCCTGGGGCAGAACTTCCGCCTCGTGATTGTGCAAATGCAAAAATGACTCCTTCTACCTCTCCAGTAGTTAATGGGTCATCTTCTAAATTATAAGATGTTAATGGAAATGGCAAGCCGTCTGGCTTTTTAGGGTATACACGAAATTGATAAGTGTCACCTTTGTAGTAATTTATGTTATATGTTCCTGGAAATGCCATAGTTCCTCCTCGTAAATTATACCACGCTGACGTATATGGAATTCATAATTACGGATGAGTCATAATCGGTTCTAATTTGAGGTACCGCCCCAGAGTTCCACATAACGTTGTCTTCTATAAAAAAATGTTGTGTTACATACATATTGTAGACATATTGGTATTTTAATGATGCTACAAACTGTGAAATTTCAGTGGTAGATTTAGGGAAAAATGTTCTCATCCAAACCTCTGTATTATTAGACTCAGTAGTAAGTTCAAAATTATAAGTTACAAATACCTGTGATCCAATTTTAAGTCCATGAAAATTAAGCATTCTTTGCTCTGCATTCCAAAGACTGGTACATCCTTCTGGTAGATATTTTTCATTTGTATTGCTACCCTTGGAATCTACCCAAACCTTTACCCATCCATCATCTCCATAGTTGACACCAAGATTTATTGGTTTTCTATTTAGATTAAAATATGATGCCCATCCTGCTTGTTGTCCAGACGCAGACAAGGAACTTAGACCATCTTTACCAGGTGTACCTCTCTCGCCTTTGGGACCTTGAATCCCGTCCTTTCCAGCAGGTCCCGAAGGTCCAATAGGTCCAGCAGGTCCTTGAGGCCCCATAGGGCCAGGAACAGGAACATAGTTAATTAATACATCAGTATTTGTTGTTTGTGTTTCTACAACTTGTGCAGCATAAGAAGATTTCTTACTGCTGTTTGGAAAGTCCATGGATTTGGATACAGCCATTGAGTTATTATCTCACGGTATTATTGACAAATATATGTTCCATTAACATAAATCTTGCTTGATGTTGTTAATGTTACTGGTGTACCCTGTAAAAACAATCCCTCAATAATTGGAGTATGTGCTCCACCTGCTTGCTTTAAATAATGCAAGTCAAGAATATCTGTAATTCCAGCATGATCTACATTAAGAATTACGTGACCATTTGTTACATCTGGATTTACTGCAATGTCTATTTGTGCCCAACCACTAAAGTGATTAAATCCAATCGCTGGAGTAAATGGAAGTTGTAATTTATATTGACCAGTACCAAAATTTGTCACGGTAGAACAATCAACCTCAATAACAAAACTAACTATCTTGCCATTCTTAACGTAATATGAATTATATGTTGGATAAGTTGTTCCTGTACCAGTAAACGTTAAACCAGTTGCAGTGAAGTTTGGAGAATATCTAACCATATTTGATGCATCACTATTTCCTGGCTCACCTTGTGGACCTGGCTCACCTTGTGGACCAACTTCTCCTTGTGGTCCTGGTTCTCCTTGTGGACCTTGTTCTCCTTCTAATCCAGTTAATCCTTGTTCACCTTTTGCTGCAATTAAATCCCAAAATAAACCTTCAGATGGGGTATCTCCAACATTACCGCCATTTGCATTTTTACGATACCAGGTTTGTCCGTCATAAGTTACAACATCTCCAACTACATATGATGCTCCAGGATTGTATGCTCCATTGTAATACCATGCTGCATCTGCACCTGCTGGTCCTGTCACACCAATAGGTCCTTGTGGTCCTTGTGCACCTGTTGCACCATCGTCACCCTTGTCTCCCTTTGCACCTGGCATAGGAACAATTTTAATAACTGCCATTATAAAGTACCTCCTGGTGTTACATCACCGATAACATAAATTGTTCCAACAACTGGTGTCCAAACAATGTCTTCTATTTCTTCTGGAATAATTACCTGCACATCAAAAGGCAATTCTGCGACGGTAGCCTTATAACCACTTCCCCAGTTCTTAGTAACTGAAGCATAAGCAGTAATATCTACAAATCCTTCTCCTGGTTCACAATCTAAAGCATCTAATACATTTCCAGATTGATCGTATGCTGTACAACGATAAACCCAGCCTTCTGTATTATAAGGTTCTACTTCATCTGCTTCTTTAAATTCTACTCTTAATGTTCCTGTGTCACCACGAACAACACGCCATTGAATTGTAACTGGATCAGCGCCAAAAATTTCGGGTGCACAGAGGTTTGCCATAATAGAAAGATTATACCATGAAAAATAGACTTGCCCCATGATCGGTGGGTATGAGAGACGGATCACAGGACAAGCAATTAAAGTATATCATAACGGTATAAAACGGACATTAGTGGCTTACATCACAAATTCTTTATGGTATAGTAATTATAGGGTTTGTGGGGACTTTGCACTAGAGATATTATCTTCACTTCCACCATTAGATACGAATAAAAAATCTATGGGGGGAGGGGGGGACTTTCCCTCAGAGATAATTACTATTATATATAAAGAAAAGAATGTTATAATCAATATATGATTAAAATTTATAAAAACCTAATGTCTGAATCAGATAGACTTGAAGTTTTAAATGTAATGAGTTATTTTGAAGAGCCTTTATGGAGTCCTAGCATTTGCACAGATGAGCCAGTAAAACAATTAAGAGATTGGCTTCCAATATCAGTTCATAAAAAAATGTACTCTGTTCATAAAAAGGTTATTCCTTTAATAGAAAAAGATTTTAACTTAAGTGAAAGAAATGTAAAAATAACTAACCCAGAATATGCTGATCTTATGAATACTTCTTTTTTAACAATTGATAGAAGGGATCCAGGCATGAGCCTTGGCCCTCATCCAGATATTCCAACAGGAACATATCAGCCACATCCAGGAATATCTTTAGGTGGAGGAAGCCCCATAACAATATCGGGAATTTTTTACTGGAATGATGATATTGAAGGCGGGGAACTAAAATTTCACGATGATGACGTTGCGATAGAAAGACCAGAAGAAAGTGATATTAAGGCACCGTACATTTATAAACCAGTTGCTGGAGATTTTGTTGCTTTTGAGTCTAAATATATACATGAAATATTAGAAGTAAAATCTGGGCATAGATATTCTACACAATGGTTTTTTGCTAATGAAAACTGGAAACCTTAATCTCTATTTTTAACAACAAGGTCGTATATAATATTTACTTTTTCTTCAAGTCTATTAACTTGATCTTTTAAACTAGACCCACCATTAGGCTTAAATTCTGCACGTATTTCATCAAAATAATGTTTGGTTAGCCACTTGATTGATCCAGCAATACCTGCTAGAATAGTACTCATGCCTATTACTATTTCAATCACTAAAGCGGTACCTTCTGTGGCAAACATAACAGTTCCAATTATAAGTGGAGTTTTTAAAAAATGAATACTGTAGGGCAAAAAATTTCTGGAATTTCTAATTATTTTCTTAACAATGTAATCGACCCGTCAAAAATAGTTAGTACTGATCCACTACTAATAAAAAATCCACTTATGCCAAACTCTTCTTTAAAACAATTATGCTATGACTGCACGTGCCACGGTGGCCCAGATAATAAGAATATGGAATTGTATGATTTAGATGATGTGACATATAACACAAATAGTTTAGGATACAGGTCTGAAGAATTTTCTAAAGAAGATGCCTCTAATAATTTTTTATATGTAGGATGTTCTGTAACTTTTGGTGTTGGGCTTCCAGAAAATTTAATATGGCCATATTTTTTAAATGAAAAACTAAATGGAGAAAAAATTTTTAATTTGGGAATAAACGGAATTTCGGTTAATGTTATAACATATAATATAAATAAATATATTCAGCAATTTGGGAAACCAAAAGCAATATTTGCTTTATACCCAAATTTTGGAAGAATAGAAGGTTTTGTTAACAATGATTTAAGCATAATTCACTTTAATGAAAACCTAGAATTGCCTATACCTTTAGGTAAAAGAAATAGTTCACAAAAGGTAGATATAGCCTCATTTTCTTTTAATATAACAAACTCAATACAACTTCTTGAAAATTATTTAGAATCAATAGACATACCATTTTTTTGGAGTACTTGGTGGAATGCTTATGATAATTATATAGAGCATGAAAAGAAAACAATTTTTAAAAATTTTGTAAAATTTGATAAATCAATAGATTTAGATTTAGTCAACAAATATAAAGATCATCATTATTTTGATATTGCTAGAGATAACCAGCATTTTGGAATACTAGGACATATATCTGTAACAGAATCATTTTTTGATGCATGGAAGGAATATAATGAAAAAAGAAATTCTTAAAACTATTGAGGGTTTTGATAAAATAATTATATCTCCAGATATGGACGGTTTTATTTCGGCGCATTTTATAAATAGATTTAACGGCGCAAAAGTAGTTGGCACATATGACTCAAATAAGTTATGTCTTTCGGACGGGGTAAAAATAGAAGAATGTTTATTCCTTGATTGTGACATTAACAGGCCAGATATAGTGTCGCTCGGAAATCATATGCGACTTATAAATGATAATATGTCTAAGAGATCGTTCAATCCTAATATACATTTCGGCGTTACGAACTATAAAGACAAATATCCATTTGCTACTGCATATCTTTTGGCTTTTGCGTTAGAAATAGAAACATCAGCACAAGACATCATACGCATGGCTTACGCTGACTCAACTTTAAGAAATATGATTTCATACAGCGATAACATGCGAAATTGGTCAGATAAGATGCCTCATCCTTCTGTTAAGTATGTGATCTATAACACAGAGTATTCAAAGTCTTTGGATGATGAAATGAGATTAGAATACGGAAATGATCAATCGTTTACATCTTGGCGTTTTGGAAAAGAGCGGTATATAAAAACAATCAATGAAGCCTTAATAAAAGAAAATGTTCCACATGAAACATTAATTACTGGTATTAAATATATCAAAGACAAGGTTGGGTATAATACTGTTAATAGATATATGAATGATATTTTCTCATATGCAGAAACATACCAGGGAGAATACTCAGTAACATATATGGAGGAAACCGAATGGAAATAACACCAGATAATAATGAAGATGTTAAGGTTTGGGATTTAATTAATCCTAATAAACCAAGAAGTGAACAGGAAGAGGCCAAAAGGCGATTAGATATCTGTATGTCTTGTGAACACCTTAACAAGCGTATGGTAAAATGTAATAAGTGTGGTTGTTTTATGAAATTGAAAACAACACTGCAAGGCGCAAAATGTCCAATAGGAAAGTGGTGAAATATGTATAGAGAAGAAGGCGTTGCTTTAATGACAAAGACTGTAAATGACTATAATCGAAGAATGGCTGCAAACGCAGGTGTTCCGATGGATCAAGTAGAGTCTGTATTAGCGCAACAGCAGGATCAGTTAAACGCTGTTAATGGGATGCTGTTTGACACTTTGAAGGAAAACGGCTATATACGTGACTAATAGTTCTTTATTTTCTGAGTTTGAGCCTATTGTTATTAGCAATGTGTTCAGCGAAGAAGAAATTAAAGAAATTTATGATTCCCGCTCAAAAAGTGAGAATCTATTGGTTGACGAAAGTTGTGGCTACATAACTAATACCAAACCATTTAGTGAAAATATAAGAAAAAAAATTGTGCAGATTGTTCAAGACAATGTGCCAATAAAAGTTAAAGAATGGGGCAATCATATGCCTAGGTATACTTTAGAATCTAATAGTAAGCCTAGGCTTCATCCTCATTATGATGTAGGGTTAGATCAAGCATCGTTTACTTTAAGTATTCAACTTGATCATACTCTACCGTGGACAGTTTATGTTGGACATCAAGGATATGATATTCAAAGAAATACTGCTGTCTTATTTTCTGGATCTCATCAGATACATTGGAGACCAGATATAGAGTTTGGGCCAAATGATTATTATGACATTATAGTTGCTCAAGTTGTAGAAGATACAGAAAACCCACTTATATTAGACGATTCTCATAGAGAGAATATGTCAAACCAAGTGGGTTCTTTTGTTGCTAAGTATTTTACTTTGCAATAGGGAAATTAGCCCTTGTCAATGCATCCTTTAGTGGTGGATCTAATTCATCATAAGATTTATTAACTACCCGCCCATCATTAGAGTTGATATGAACAATTTCAGTTTTCTTTAATTGTGTATTATCAGATGGATCTGCAAATGTCTTGATTACAATTAGATAGTCACAAAAATCTTTAAAAATAAAGTCTTTTGCCTGAGCAGTTCCCTCTTGAGTTGTATACCAGTCAGTTTCTACAGAACTCATTTTTTCTAGTGCCATAATGGCCTCCTATCATCTTTTAAAGTATACCATAATCATATGTTATAATCTTTATATGGCAAATATCGATCCTTTAAAACCACATACTGAAAAATATTTTTTTACAGATGAAGAGTATGGAATGATTTATGACACAATAAAGAAGACAATCGATATTGGTATTGCCGAAGCAAACGATCCATGGCTACATTTTCGTAAAAACACAAACAATGGATTTTTAGTTATATTTTTTAGTGAACGTCGTAATGGACCACTACCAGGATTGCCTAAACAAGTAGAAGATAAAATTAGACAAAAGTTTGAAGAAAAGACTGGTGGTCCTGTAGATCATATAGGTGTGTTGTGGGCTAGATATACACCTTTAAGTGGTGAGATTCCATCTTTGTACCCGCACCAAGATAGATCAGAAACACATACAGCATATATGTTTACAATTGAACTAGACAAAACCCTTGATTGGGATTTCTATGTTGAAGATGAGAAGTTCCAAATGGAAAAGAATCAAGCAGTTTGGTTCTCTGGTACAAACCAAGCACATTGGAGACCAGATAAATATTTTGGTGATGAAGATTATTATGATATCTTGTTATGTCAAACACATCATGGAGAAGATGAAAATCCTTTATCTGAAGAACATTATTTAGATGGTGATGATCACGCTACTGAGGTTGCCCAAAAGTATGCTCATCTTCTACCTGAAACACTCTTGAAGGCAACTCGTCTTCAGGGTCCCTGCCAGTAATATGATCTTTTTCTGATCTACAACTACAACCATCACAACAAAAATCTGAAAAAATTTTTAATGCCAAACCATTATTTTCTGTCATATAGACCACCATCCTCCATATACTGCTTTACCATCTGCATGCCATTGTTTCATTAGTTCTGCTTGATACTTCCAGTCAGTTTCATGAGTATCCCGCCCACATTTAGGGCATAGATCTTGTCCCATATCTTTATATACATGCTCACAATATTCTGACATAAAACCATTATACCAAAAATCTGAATTTTTTTCTTAAATGTACGATACATAAATAAAAAAAATAAAACAAAAAAAAATAGTGAGCACATTTTATTGTGTCACTAATTTTTGATCTTATAGCACTGGGGCTTTTAGTTTGATACTGGTGCCTCCATTTTTCCAAATAGCCACCCGTTATGTATTCCAATGAGTGGTGCGTCAATACATACCGCATAACCAATAGGTAATGCGCTTGAGAAAGTAGAAATAAAAGTTTCTACTGTTTCTTTGTTAGGGAGATTTATTGTTTTAGTTTCTCCGTTAGTTGTTGTTAGTTTTACTGGTATCATTTTTTTCTCCTAGTTCTATTTTATCATGTAAATAATGTGAGCGGTCATAGTTAGCAAGTGTCCCACCATTTTCTAGGTGGGCTTTTCTGCGTAGTTGTTCCTCTGAGTAGTTAGCCATTGGCTACACACTCGCAAGGGTCAATGGTGTAATCTTCATTGTCACCATAAAAGACATAGCCTCTACCATGACAAGACTTACAAGCAAACTCTAATGTCTGATACATTTTCATTTAGTTTTTTCCTTTCCAATTTAGTTCAATACATTTATCGCACATCGCTGGGATACTGCGTTTTGATACATAGGCTTGAGAGCCACATAGCATACAATTCTTTTTTATCATTTTATTTTTACCTTTCTATTTCTATAATTCTATCAGTAGGCACTGACAAGGGTTAGCCTTGCCAATGCTGGGAGTAATCTCCCTCCTCTACTAGTGTAGAGTTTATCGTGTATCCGTAAGATACTAGACTATCTAGCAAGTCATTTATCTGATACTCGCTAACCATGAGGCGATTTAGAACCTCAACCTGAACGCCGTCTTTTTCGGCTGTATAACTTAGTAATTTCATTTTAGAAATCCTTTCTTTTTTATCTTTCTAGTAGGTATCCTATACCCTACCACTGACATTTTGGGGGTCTTTTTGGGCGTGTCGCCTAACTATTTTTGTGAGTTGCCTCACACTCAGGCGCACACTTAGAGGGTAGGCTAAATAGATACCCTAAAAGAGCCTTTCTCTCAGATAGTGAGATTTCAGGGTGATAGTTTTTAACTCCACCATGTTGGTATTCATAAACGATTTTATCTAATGTTTTTTGACTAAGCATTTTATAGTCCTTTCTTTAACTTTCTAATACTGGTATTCTAACATAAAAATCTCAAAAAGTCAAGTCCTAACACGGCGTGTCGCATGTGATTTAAATAACAATAGTTATCCACAGACACGCCCGACAGCGTCGGCAAATGTCCGTTTTGTCCGATTTACGTTTATGTGATTATGCTCACAAAAATAATTTCCCGACACGCCCGAAAAACAGGCAAAAATGTCAGACCCCCCTGCTAGACTTACAGTATTAGAAAATAGAAAGGTAGGTCAAAAAATGACTACACTAAATAAAACAGAAATAATTGAATACTTAGTAGATAATAACTTCTGCGTGACTGATAAAGTCTGCGTATTCTGCTCAACTATCACAGATGGTTGGAATAGTATCTGCTACTCTTGTAAAGAATACAAGGGAATGATGAGACTTCCCGAAGCCGTAGAATACTACGGAACAGAAATTCTAGGATACTAAAGAAAGGATAAAAAATAATGGACTATTTAGACTATTTAGATGAAATCTACGAAGAACTCGTAGAAGAATTCGGTCACGAGATCGAATCGAATTGTATCCACAAGTAAAATTGTGTGATACAAGTCACAAAAATCAACGGCGTGTCGCCTTGAAAATGTCAGTCAAAAATGCTAAAATTACAGGGTAATAAAATGAAAGAAGGTAAAAAATGAAAGCATACTCAATTGAAGATTTGTTAGTGGGTCAATTTTATAGACCTGCCTCTCTCGCTCGTAAATTTATGGGTGGAGAAATTGAATTCGCTGAAAAGCGTGATGATGTTTATGTTGGCGAGGACTTCCAAGCCTACGCAATTCGCTATCGTGTTGCTCAGTCTATCAAAACTAATTGGGCAACTATCGCCGTGAGAGTAAAGGAGTAAAAATGAAACTACACGAATTCCAAGAATTAGTCAAGAAAGAGCGTGAGGCTACTCGCTTGACAAACCTAGAAAAAATCGCTAAAATTGTCACTACAACAGAAAAGGAAAATAACTAATGACTAACGCAACTTATACAGACTTCCCGTTTATCTATAATGGGGTAAATTTTATTTCACGAATTAATTTTGATTCCCCGTTTTTGGGTCGCTTAAAAGCACTTCCGCTAGATGTTCTTCAACAGTTTCATTGTGAAATGTTGTCAGAGTATCTGCCTGCTCAAACTTATACACTTCAAGAAATTCAAGATGTTCTAAATAAACTAAATGACGGTGGCTCTCATGCGTTTATTTTGTTAGGAGAAAATAATGTCGCTAACTAAATCACACTTCAAGGCTATCGCTTCAATTCTAAATGATGTTAAAGATGAAATTCACCCACAGGTCTATGAAGACCTCGTGGAAAATTTCTCAGTTTATTTCTCAACTAAAAATGAAATGTTTGACAAAGCAAAATTTGAAACCGCTTGCGGTGTTGATGAGTTAGGAATAATAACATAAATAAAAAAACAAAATTTTCAACATGTGAAATCTGCGGTAGAATTTTTGTCGCAGATCTAAAATGTTTTGTGTGTGCTGCTAAAAATAATTAGTTGAAATTTCAACAAACGGGTCGGCCCCTTATCCACAAGTTATCCACAATGTGAATTACGTAACAGTTTACGGGCCTCGTGATTTTTCTCACAGATTTTCGGCGTGTCTAAATTGAAAATGTCAGTAAAAAATGATAGGCTGGAAGCCTGAAAATGAAAGGAAAACTAATGAAAAACAGAAATGACATTCTAAACGATCTCTTAGCATACGCAAGAGAAAAAGGCTATAACGAATACGCATATTCTTTTGGCGTACTATCTACTTACCTCACAGACGAAAATCTAGCAGACCTAGAAAGATATGTCGCAAGGTGGCGTGTTGAGGATAGCGTGGGGATTTGATTTTGTCAGCCCCCTATGATAGGATTTCAGTATTGAAAGAAAGGAAATAAAAATGGATAAATTGGAATACGCACTACGGCAGATTGCTTCTTGTAATTTCTGCTATGGTAAAGGTTATATTGGTTTCGCTAATGGCGAAGACTATGATGTTGAGGATTGCGATTGTAATACCTATGGACTAATCCTAGATGAAGATGGCTCAGTAATCTATGATAATGGTTTGCTAAGTGAGCCTGAACTTGCTATATTTGGAACTAAGGAGGCTAACTAAAATGGGAAGTAATATGGCAACAGAAATGGCAGACGGAACTCTAAGTGATTTAGGAATAAACTTAGATATTGAAACTCAGATAGGTATTCACTTATCTGCTAATCACTATCCGCCCGTTCCTAAGTCAATGGTCGCACCTTGTATTGAGGCTATTGACGCCGTAAATGACTTAGGGCTATGGGATTTAGAAATACCTATGCCTGAAGGAATTACCTATAAAGGTTTGACTACTGCCCCTGCTTGGGCTATTATTGAACAACACCACTTAGACGCTTGGATTATTGAACGAGAGGAATACTAAAATGGAATACCACTATGTCTTGACTACTTACTATGACGGAGAGTTATACAATACTCACCGAATTGCTGACTTTACTGATGCCGCTCAACTTTGGGCATTGTGTAAAGACCACGGCAACGCTAAAGAATACGCAACCTATAATCTCACAGACCCAACAGGTAAAATGTATACTAAAAACTTTTATGCTGACGGCAGAGTTAGCGGTAAATAAATGTCTGATACAATGATGAGTATGGAACTTGTCTTTGCTGATTATCTTCTGCCAAACCAATTGGCGGAAGGTGATCTAATCAAAATAGATGAACAATACCTAACACTAAAAACAATAATTGAAAATAACAATGGCTATCATCTTATTTTAGTTGATGACTTTGATGATGAGGTTGAAGTATTTGTTTTAGATGATGAAAAAATTGAGTGGTATGTTTTTGTAGAATAAAAACGCCCGACCAATTTGTACCAAATGTCCGTTTTACGTAGTTTGTTAAGAACCTCCCAATTTGTATTTCATAGATTTTTATGATAAGATTATTTTATGTTTAGAAAAACCAAAGAAGAGTTAAGACGCATTCAAGAGTTGCGTCGATCTAATGCTGCTTCCGCCTTGCCAAATAAAAAGGGTTACACTAGACAAAGCAATAAAAAAATGATAGAATTAGCAAAGAAAGAAAGGCAACAATGAAACTAAAACGCTCTAATGATAGGAAGGTGGCTAATGCTGTTTCGAAGAATGGAAAAACCCCAACAATTGCCAACACATTCGGATTACCTGCTGGAAAAGATTTCTCGTGTCCTGGTGCCACTAGTGTTTGTGAAAGCGTTTGCTACGCAGGAAAACTTGAGAAAATATACAAAGGCGTAAAAGCCGTATTACTTCATAATTGGGAATTGCTACGCAATGCAGACCATGATACTATGGAGGCCTTGCTACAAGATATGATTAACGATTTTAAGGCTGATTGTGATAAGAAAGGCGCAGATAAACTATTCCGTATTCACTGGGATGGCGATTTCTTTAGCGATGAGTACGCATTCGCATGGAAGCATGTTATTCTAAATAATCCTGATGTTCAATTCTGGGTATATACACGAGTAAAGTCTGCAGCAATTATTCTAAAAGATATTGATAATCTTAGTTTATATTTCTCTGCAGATAGTGAGAATATCAAAACCGCAGTAGATTTAAAACTAAATAATGGCGTACGCATGGCATACCTTGCACAGAATTTTGCAGTAGGTCAAGAAACACTAAAAGAATTAATTTCTAAACCAGGAGCAAAGTGTCCTGAAAATGCAAAACGTATTCCGCTTATTTCTACAAATGGCTCTGCTTGCGTATCGTGTGGCTTGTGTGTGTATAATAAAGCAGATATAGTTTTCTCTTCTAGTAAAAAATAGGAGTTAGATTGAAAATAGAACTTGTATTTCTTATATGGATACTGTTATATTTTTTCTTAATTCAATAAATCCCCCGCAAAAAGTGGTCGGCCCCCAAAGATCCTAATTGTCAAGTTACGACCCTGTGATTAAGGACACATTAAAAAGCCCCCCTAGATCCCCTCACCGATTTGTATTTCTTGTATTTTTTTGCTAAACTAATACTACAACGAAAACAGAAAGGAAAACAGATGACACTAGGCGGATACACTTATCAAGTAGGCGACCTATTCACTACTTCTAAGACAGGAATTACAGGCAGAATTGCTGGGTTTTCTCCTCTTAGCAACAAGGTCACTCGTGTAAATCTTATCCTAGCAAATGGCTCTCGTCGTTTTGCTATGGTCAAAACCTCTAAGTGATGTAAATCACACACTTATGGTATTTGTGGGATTTGACAAATAATCCCATAAATGTCATAATAATACAAGTAATACCAACCACTATGAAAGGAAATACAATGGCAGTAAAGAACGCACAATACAAGGTAGGCGACACCTACACCTCACAGAAGTCAAAGGTCACAGGTGTCATTACTGAAATCAAGCCAAACACAGACGGAACAAGCGTTCGTGTCAAACTTGATGTCAATGGCACACCACGCTGGACAACTTGGACAGCAAAGTAATTCCTAATACAGGAAAAGTCCTGAGCAAGACTACTAAAACTGCTCACTTGCTTTTCTAGTAGTAAAATGCTAGAATAAAAACAACAACAACGAAACGAAAGGAAACAAAATGGCAAGAGGAAAAGCCATAAATGTCAAGATTGCTACAACCAAAGTAATCAAGGCACTTGAAACAAAGTTAGCACAAATCCAAAAGGATAAGGCTAATCAGAAAGTCAATGAGGAGAAGTTCTCAAAGGCACAAGAAAAGTATAACAAGGAGATTGCTAAGTTAGCACTTGATAAACTTGCTAAGGCAACAGACTTGTCTGCTCATACAAGATACAATGGCGACATAAATGTATCTTTCACACTCCCAAAGGGTATCGTAGAACTACCTGCTGAACCTGAAAAGGATTTTGAGAGTTTCCACGATTGGCAGTATAAGGAAATGGTAGAGGAAATTGAGAACGCAATTCGTATTCTCAAGATGACAGATGAGGAAGTAGTTTCTACTTCTACTTACAACGCTATCGCAAGATACTTGTAATAAAATTGGGTGGGGTGTAAAAGCCCCACTCACTATCCCCTGCGTTCAAGGCAGACTGCGATACAAAATCGAATTGTATTGATCTTTCTGCGAAAGTCCCTTGGGGATTGCTACAACGGGTTTTGAATGTGTAATCGCAATTGCCCCCGTTGTAGCCCCTTCGGGGGCCGACCAATGTGATGCAAAACACAGTCCATTATGTGAGACACTTTAAGACCCTGATTTGATTTTGTCAGTAGGAAATGTTATTATTAGATAACAACAAAGAAAGGAAAACAAATGCTATCAACCGCATTAGCAATACAGACTGCTACACAAGACGCAGTTCACGACGAATCAGTTATGGGTATCGCCTCTATGATTTTTCGTGGTAGAAATGAAATGAGCGAGGAAGAATTCATCAAGGCAATGTTTATGTATTCTGCTCACTTATCAGCACTTACCGCTACCCTTGTCACTTCTGTCTGCTTGACAGAATCAGAATTAGATGAGATGATGAATACTATCAATGAATTCGATTCACTAGGAAAGGATATAACAAATGGAAACGAATAATGAAATCGTAGTGCCAGCCCACTACAACCCCAATCAGTTAGTTACATATAAAGTAATTGACTTGGACGCAACAGACCAAACTATCTCGTACCCTACCGTAAAGGTAACAGATATTGAATGGGAACTGGAGCAGAAACGCTATAACGCTAAGAATCTTGCACAATATATTTCTAATGTAAATTTATTGTCTAGTCGTCTTGCTGATTATATGGAAATGGATTCAGAAGATATTGTTTCTGATATCTGCAGCATTTTTGGATTTAACCCAACTAAGGAAATTGAATTCGAAGCAACTGCACGAATCACAGGAACTGTAGAGATTCCATTGTCAGAACTAAAAGATTTTGATATCGATAGTTTAAATCTATATGTTAATGTTGATTCATATGAGTATGATATCAATGTCGACGCAGATATCGAAGAGATAACACGTACTGACTAAAATTCCTAGGACCAATGAAAGGGTCCAGGATCATAGAAGGCCAATCTCTTTCATCCTTTCTTTCAGATTGGCCAAGACCTGAGCATGTCTATAAACTGCTCTAAAAAATTGGTCGGCCCGTTTTGTCATGAAATGTCCGTTTTACGTAGATTGTAATCTTTTCCCTGTTTAAGAATTGACTTTGTCTGTCCCCTGTGCTAAACTTTAGATAACAAAACAGAAAGGAAATAAAAATGGCTCATGAATTAGAATCTGCTAATTCTTTCGCTTCGTTCCGTGAACCTGCTTGGCATGGTTTAGGAACAGTTTTTCAGGAAGAAGTATCTACTGAAAAAATGTTGGAACTCGCCAATCTTGATGGTTGGAATGTTCGTCTTGAAGATGTAGAAATCCCATCTACTCTTTCATCTGATAAATCTTATCAATATGTTGTGCGTGATAATCCATTCACCGCAAATCAAGTTGATGTTTTAGGCGTTGTTGGTGAACGCTATGTCCCACTACAAAATGAAGAACTGTTCACTTTTGGTGACGCAATTCTTGATGGTGGAGGTCGTTGGGAAACTGCTGGCTCTCTGCGTGGTGGTCGTGTTGTATTCGGTTCTCTTGCTCTTGAGCGTGAGACTGTTCTAGACCCTAATGGCGTAGCAGATAAAGTCAAAACTTATCTTCTCGTCAATACATCACACGATGGCTCTGTTGCTATTCAAGCAAGCGTAACACCTGTTCGTGTTGTGTGCGCTAATACTCTTGCTGTTGCTCTTGGTCGCACACGCAAGAAGAATGGTGTCAAGCAATCATTCAAGATTCGTCACACGCAATCTGCTGAAGGTAAAGTTCAACAGGCTCGTGAGGCTCTTGCTGTTGCTAATGCTTACATGGACGAATTCTCTCTAATGGCACAAGCCATGATTGAGAAAGAAATCACAGCGCAACAATTCAACGATATTGTTCTTGCTGCCTATCCTAAGCCTGACAAGGACGCTAAACAGGCACTTACTAAGTGGACTAAGAAAGTTGATACAATCAACGACATCTACACAGGTGAGTTCAACGGAATGATTGCTGGCACAGCATGGGGCGCATGGAACGCACTTACTGAGCGCATTGATTGGTATCGTGGAGGTAAGCGTGGTCTTACTGAATCAATCCTAATGGGTTCAAGTGGTTTTGACCCTGCTATTACAGTTGAGAAACACCGCTTACTAAATGTTGTAAGAGATGTTTTAGAAATTGCGTAAGTAATTTCAACTCCTGAGCATGAGTATAAACTGCTCACACATGGAGCGTTAGAATAGTTGGTTAATTCGCCACCCTGTCACGGTGGAGATCACGGGTTCAAGTCCCGTACGCTTCGCAAAAAGGGGCCGACCAAAAATATCATTTAGAAATTTAATTACGATACGTTGACAAAATCCCCAAATTTTGCTATCATTTATTTATGACAAACGACGAACTTAAAACCGATATATTTAATATGCGTAATGGTTTGGAAGAGGACCAACGCAATCTTGCTGATGAAATGGAAGCACTTGACCCTGCCTCTAAAGACTTTGCTGACCTAGACTTCGAGTATAATTTTATTAGTGGTCAGGTAGCAGCCTTCAATTATGTATTAACTAAGATAGGATTATAATGCTAGGATATACAGAAGAACAAGTAGATAAGATGATTACTACATTAAACTATACTATCCATCATCATATGGTTGGACCATTTGCAGATGAGGATAGAGCAGTTCTTATAGATCTAGAGGACTTTTTAAGAGGATTAGTTCACGAGGGACGTATTTGACATACCCCTGACATTTTGCTAGAATTATACACAACGACTAGAAAGGAACCCAATGCCTAATTGGTGCTATAACTATCTTGATATATCAGGTGACGAAACCCTGATTGCAGATATCAAACGACAACTTAATAAACCATTTGTTCAGACCCACGATTCATGGAATGCTACAACTGGCAAAATGGAGTTATCTCAAACACAATACTCTAATCCAGTATTTGCATTTCATAATATATATAACCATATTCAGGACGGTATATCTGAAGAAGAATATCTAAAGCAACCTGACCATTCCCTACCTTTAGAAGAATCCCTTATGTTCAAGGGTAATCATTGGTACGACTGGAATGTCCGTCATTGGGGAACCAAATGGGATGTTGCTGTATCTCCTGATGATAAGTATCCTGAGACTGAGTTACATGAAGAGAGTTCTACAGTTCTAGGATATAAATTTAATACTGCTTGGTCTCCACCTATTGAGGCTATAACTATACTATCAGAACAATATCCTACACTTAACTTTAATCTGTCTTATGAAGAAGAAACAGGTTGGGGTGGAGAAGTTACACTAGTTAATGGTTTTGTAACTACCGTTGAGGAATATGATAACAAGTGTCGTGATTGTGATTCACTTAACACTCTAGAGTATTGCGAGAACGACTGCGGTGAGATATGCTCTTCTTGTAACTATATGGGTGAAGCAGACCTAGAGTGTGTTGCAGAGTGCGACATACACAAAGAATATCTGGAGGCATGATGTTACCTGATTATAATATAGAGCCGCATATACAAAAGCAGATAGACCACGGCAGCAGTGGTTTAGACATCATGCATGGCCAACTAAAGGTCCTCATGCTAGAGGCTGAAGACGAACTAAGAATGGCACAAGAAATAGAAGAAGAGAATGATTACAGCGACGCCATGGAATCTATGGAGCGCAAGTATTGGGAAGGCTATACAGACGCATTAGGTGCACTATATAGTCTTACCTACCAACTATCATTTGCAATTGCAGAAAGGGACGAAGCATAATGGCCACGTATAATGTTGATGTAATACATGAGGTTACGGGCATGTATATGAATTTTACATATGAATCAGACGCACCTCATGAAGACGCCCTGTGCTCTGAGGTCCTTTCGGATCTATCTGTTGTAGCATTTAAACTGGAGGATTAATGTACGAGCAGTTGACATTGGATTTAGAACTTGATATCATTAATACAAACTCTACAGAAGGGACCCATAATGGGCGATAGAATCGTATATACAATCAAACAAGATAGTAATTTATCTTTAAACTTATACAGTCACTGGGGTGGCTATGATAGGTTTGTTACACTAGCAAATGCATTGCATGCAGCACAGCCAAGGTGGAATGATACATCATATGCTGCACGTATTATTGTTTCTCAGATTGTTGGGGACCAGTGGAAGGAAGAGACAGGATTTGGCCTATGGGCCTCGACGGAGCACGGTATGTATGGAGGAGACCATCCAGATATCGTAGTAGACCTGGTTAATAAGACTGTAGAAGATGAGACTGGGACTCATTCATTTGATAAGTTTATTAGTTATCACACTGACCTAGTTACAGTACAATAATAATCTTGGGGCGTAAGGTTTGGGTTATTCCTTTCGTCGTTGTGCCTTGCGCCCCTCTTACTTTTTTGATACAATAAGGAGAACTATGACTATACGCAGACACAGGCTTACTGACGAGGAAAAGGTCGCTATGCGACTTGCTTCTCTCGTTTCTGACCTGCGCCTTGACATTGAGCAGGTAGGAGAGTATCTAGCACAAATCGCACCAACAGTATCGTATAATAGACTTATCACTATCGCAGAAAGCGCACAGTATCACAAAGAGGAGAAATATAATGGCGAACACCAATACAGACTTTTCTAGTCGTTGTAATATTTTGGCTGACCTTTGGCTAAACTATAAACAAGACTCTGAGTTTGGAGATTTCGTAGAATATAATGATATGGGATTGCCGTTAGCATTTTTTATTAGTCAAGAAATTATACAAACCAATGATGTAGTAACTAACTATGTCAATGAAACTTGGGATTTATTTTTAGAGTCATTGAACACAGAAGATACTGGGTTCTCTACACTTGACGAATTATTAATGAGATTTGACAAATAGCCACAAAAGTGGTCGGTGTATTTTTTTGTTTATACAAACCATTACGATCCAAACCATTTTTTCCCCAAACCATAATAAATTCGTGTTATGATTGTTTGTATGCCAAGACATTTCTATAGAATGAATTTCCCAAACCGAGCAAAGGATCATGATACATCATTGTCTAATGCCTTTACTGCCTTTACTCATATGATTGGTTTGTCAAAGTATTTTTCATTTACCCCGCTCGATTTTGACAGGGGCGCCTGGAGGGCCGAACACGAGGCGGGATCTAAAAAAGATTACGATCATACCACAAACCCCCATAATAAGCAATAACAAACCATATTTCCTGGTTTTAAAACATTTTCAAACCTTTTAAAATATATTACGAAATTATCAGAAATTTCCCAGACTTTTGGCAATTTTTCTGCATAAATATATTACGAAGATACTTGACAAACCATGGTTTTGCAGATATAATGCCCAAACCTTAATACAATGGTTTGACAGATATGGGGCATATATGGTATAAGGGTTTGTTAGACATAGGGGTAAATGGTTTGACATTACGATCCCCGCCTTAAAAAGCGCTCCATTACCCATATCTCTCCACTATCCTCCACTTTACTCCACATATAAAATAACAGTAAGATTTATTTTTCAAAATAAGCAATGCTATAATTAAGTTTGCCATGATAAAAGACGTGTTCACGCAGCCACAAATAGATTTTATAAACCAACTAATCTTGGATAACTATGACAAATTAGATAATCAATATGCAGAGCGAGGCAGAGAAGATATTGCTTTAACTCCTAGTGGTATATCTGCATTTGAAAAATCAAACCCTATTGCTAAAGAAATTTGTGACCGTGTGCTTTCATATTTTGATGAGGGTATATATATTAATGCTATAACTTATGGAGAATATACTAACAAACACAATAACCCTAACCTTCCACCACACAAAGATCCTATTCATACCAAGAATGGCCTAACCTTTGACTATCTACTAGATTCAAATGTTGATTGGCCAATATGCTTGGAAGGTGATTGTGTGAGCCTAGAAAAGAATAGTGCTATTAGTTTTAGTCCATGTGAACAGTATCATCATAGACCAGAAATGATATTTAATGATGGCGATTATGTTAAGGTTTTATTTTTTATGCTTAGGAGCAATAATGATATCTAATGAATCAAAAATAGAGATTATCTCAGAAATACTATATGATCATCTCAAGGGTAAGCATAAAGATGCACTATCTAAAAAATTGGCGGAAGATATAATTGAAGCCATAGATGACGAACCTACACCATCATGGTATGAACATGGATAGTGCTATAATAGAAATATGTCGGACATGTTAAAATGTTATTATTGTGATAACAAACCAGAGTTTACTCAACCAGATAAAGAAACTGGTGTTATCGTCGATGTCTGCAAAAGACATTTTATCTATATGCATATGGGGTGATTATGGACAAAGATAAGGTTGATGCTAACTTTAAGGCTTTTTGGATTCTATTAGGATCTATTGTTGTTATCCTTACTATAGTAGGGATTGCTATTGGGTAATAGGACTAATAGGGATTACGAAGAACTTATAAATCCCGTCGAACTTTTGGTAAAGACCAAAGCACCTACCAAATGGCTTCTAATAGATAGAGAAACAGGGCAGATCTATCAAGGCAGTGCTCAGGGCCATTGGGATAGGTTAGATCCTGTTATAAAGGAGATCAAATGAGAGTACATCTTCTTACCTTGCCTGGAACAAAAACTTCTGTTGGAGAATACATACAGATTAAGTTTGAAATTCCACATGTTTCATTTAAATATACATTTGGCCCAGAGATGCCAGATGAAAATATAGATCATATTATTGGAATATGTAGAAAACCACATGAAGCCGTTGCTGATCTTATTCATATAGGATACGAAATTCCTGCTGCTTTGGAGAAATATAGAAGATACTCTGATTATATATATGAAAACGCTAAAACCATTATTAACTATGAATCATTTAAACATATACACATTTTGACCAAAGCGTTGTTTGATCATTTTGCCCTTGAAGACACAAACTGGAAAACTAAAACAGGAAAAGAATCTCTATTTGATGAAATTATGGGCAAAAAAATTTCCTTTGAGGTTTGGTCAGAACCCTACAAAGATGCATATGTAGGATTAATGTATCCAGAGATAGTGTTAAAAGGCATTATGGATAAACAATTAGCAGATTATTATAATAAGGTGGATAGTAGAACTATTAAACCTTAGTGCTAGTGTCTAGCATAAAATGGTTTGATATTTCTATTTACCGCCGAACTCTAACCTTTTGTTTATTAAATCGATCACTTTTTCAGAAACCTCTTTATTCCACCCACCGCCAGGATGTTGATTATCGCCAGCCAAAAACCAATACTTTACATCGTCATTACCGTAATCTTTTTTTGTGTAATCTGGATAAGATGTTGGTATTTTAAAATAAGAACTATACCTATTAGCAAAATTGTCAAATACTGACTCTGAATCAATATGCCAAGTACTCCATAAAAATATAGAACCATTTGCTTTAAATAAATTTTCTAGCAAATCTATCATTGTAAGATAAACCATTGCATTTTCTTGAGGTATATAATTTTCTTTATATTTTAACAACTCTTCATACATCCAATCAACAGTATTATCTTTATCAAAATTTAATTGGGCTGGTATAAACTGATCTGTATATGTACTATAGATCATCTTTCTATGTATGTCTGGTAAAATTATAACTAAAACATCTGGTATACCATAATTATTTATAAATGTACATATATTTTTTATTATTAAATGAATTGACGCCCCCATCATTGATAAGTTATATCCCTTAGTATTTTTTATATTATTAAAATAGTTTGTTACAAAATCAGACCACCTAAATTCTTGAGGAATATCTTGACCAAAACTAAAAGAACATCCACTATACAATATATTTAAGTTATCTTTATTTAAAACTTCAAAGTTATCTGTTCTAAAGCCATCTTTGTTTATTTTATAAAATACATCATCAGCGTTTGTACTTTTAGTATAAAAATAATCGTTGTCCCAATAACCATCTCTAGTTATCATTGATCCATTAACACTTTTTATATGAAATTGATAATGGTCAAATGCTGTTATATTTTTATTTATACTTTCATTAATATCTAGTGTCATAAAATCTCAATAACTCTTTTTGCAAACCTGTCATGCCATCCACCGCCTGGGTGTTTTCCATCTCCTGCTATTTTCCAAAATGGAGATTCGTGTGGCTCGTAATCTTGTTTTACAGAATTTGGTCCATTTATTAAATTTTTAGAATCAAACCAGCACTCTAAATCATTTGCAAACATAGAAAAACAATCATGAGTTAAGCCATCATAAGTAGAAAATAAAAATTTAGAATTATTACTTTTACATAATAACTCCAACAATCTTAACATTAATAAATTATTTAATAATAAATTTTCTGGCATTAAATGATGAATAAAGTTTTTAGCATCAGGCTTTTGTGTTCTAGGAGTTAAATCAAAAAACTCTGATGTCTCAGGATCAAAAGTAACTGTTCTTGTCATATCGGGCATCAGTGTAATTATTAAATCTGGCATTCCATAGGTATTAATAAAAGCACAAATATTGCTAAGTATTAAAAACATAGAACTACCCATTATTGATAAATTATATTCTTCAACATCTTTATTTTTTGATAATTCTTTTGTTACTAATTTTGTCCATAACATTTCTTCTGGGAGGTCTTGCCCAAAAGTTACTGAGCATCCACTGTACAAAACTGTAAATTTTTCTTTATTTACAGGATTAAAATTATTACACCTAAAGCCTTGTTTATTTAATACGTACAAGATATCTTTACTTAATCTCATTGTATGTACATTACGAGTGTAGTAATAATCATTTTCCCAATATCCAGTATTTCTTTTATTTTTATCAGAATCAAATACCATTTGCATTCTGGTATTTACTATAGTATTTGGGCTAAGAATATCCCTATTATTATTTAAAATGTCAGTTTTGTAGGCCATATATTATATTGTACTTGACTTTTATTGTTATAAAGACTATAATGGTTATATGAATAGACTTGTTGTATGTCCTAACTGCAAAAAAGAAATAGAGGTTAGGTGGGGTATATTTGCCCATGATACACTTAATAGACATATGAAGGAGCATAAATGAAAGATTATGGCTTTCCAGACCCAGACAATGATGGTTATGAAATTACAATACCTGACTATGTTGTAAGAGACATTGTTCGTGATTACCTTCAAAAAACATATTATTGGTCTATTGCCATTGGTTCTTTTTTAATTGGATTTTTACTAGGAGTTATTGTATGAAAGATCAATTAGATAGCATGAATGAGTTAAAGTCTATTTTGGATAACTCTGAGGCTATTCATAATTCCCGACCCCCTTTACGATGGATTGCAAATTGGGCAGGATCGATAGCGTCTAAGAATATGTTAAAACTATCATACATGGAAGATGAAGGCATTAAAGGATTTAAATATAAATACTATGGTTGGTTATGGGATACCTTTTGGCCGTTATATCAAAAACATGGAACATTTTATAAGTTATTAGATATGGATATGTCTGGTTCTGGATGGGACGACTATAATGAAGATGGTATTCCTTATTGGGAAGAGTTTCATTGGGATTATATCGATGAAGAAACGGGAGATGCATTTAGGGTGATTAATTATGGAAAATAATTTTGAAAATGGATTAGAGGACCCACAAGGAAAACTCAATGGCTTGGGTATGAAAATGCTTATAGTTGACTTACTATTAAAAGACTATAAAGAGTGTCCAAATGTTGAAGTTATAAATGATAAACTTTATTGCACAACATGGTATAGACATGATGATTGTGTTAGAGTTATGAAAATATTATATAAAATTACAAAAGATACTAAATATTCTTTACCCAATTAAAATATGGAGCAGTAGCCAAGTTGGTCAAGGCCCCGAACTCATAATTCGGCTATCGTAGGTTCAAGTCCTACCTGCTCTACTTAGCCCTTGTAGCCCAGTGGTAGAGGCACACGACTTAAAATCGTGACAGCGTTGGTTCGAATCCAACCAGGGGCACCAAACCCCTGTAACTCAGTGGATAGAGTAGCAGACTTCTAATCTGTTTGTCGTTGGTTCAAATCCAATCAGGGGTGCTACAATTAAATACTTTGGTCTGTAGTTCAGTTGGTAGAACACTCGACTGTTAATCGAGATGTCGCAGGATCGAGACCTGCCAGACCAGCCAAAACAAATTAATTTAAATTTAATATAGATTTTTTATTTTGATACCATAATTTAATTTCTTTAAAATTATTATCTTCTCTTACTACATTTAATATTTTATTATAAAGTTTTGTTTGCGGCACACCAGTAGTATCAACAAAATCAACATTTTTTATATTTTGTATGTTTAGTGGTGTAAGAATTTTAATTATAGTATCATTAATATTATTAATACATTGATCATGTGTTATTAATTTTATATTGTTTGGAGATTTTTCTAAACATTCAATATAAGATTTATACATTTTGATTTGATAAGATATTAATTTAAAATCTCTTTCTAATAATTCTTCGCTGTTGTTTTGCCAGGGTCCAGATCTATCATCTTTATTCATAACTTTAATTCCACTATAACCATTAAACATTTTATCAACTAATAATGGAATAACAATTTCTGGATCTCTAATCACGGATAAAAAAGTAACATTTTCAAATTTTGGTAAAAACAAAATAGATTCTTGTTTCCAAAGAATCCAATTTTCTTCTTGAGGCCACTGCGCTTTATTTTCATATAAACCATCAACAGATCTTATTAGTGATTCTGCTAAATCTATATGTCCAGACCACGGGTATGAATTTATTAAAATTTTCATATTGATATTATACCTTAAACATGGTAAAATTAATTATTGGCCCTATCGTCTAGTGGTCAGGACAACAGGTTTTCAACCTGTAAAGCAGGGTTCAATTCCCTGTAGGGCTGCGCCTCCTTAACTCAGTGGCAGAGTACCCGCCTTGTAAGCGGGTTGTCGTAGGTTCAAATCCTACAGGAGGCTCTGGTATACTTTTATAAAGGAGAATTATGAAACCAGGAATGATAGTAATGATAACTGATGAAGGTCAGTATAATAAAAAGGCTGCAGAAATTATATCTTCTGTAGATGATGATTTTACGGTAAAGGTTTGTGACACTAGCGAAACAATAGTTTTAAAATCTAGTAGTTTAAAAAGAAGAAAACTGTGTGTTTGTAATACATCCAAAAGTAAACCATTTTGTGATGGCTCTCACTCTGGATTATTCTAATTCATAGTGTTATATTTTCCATCTATTACGATGCATATTTGATCTAATATATTCCTTGGCCCATTGTTAAAATATAACCTTAGTCCATCTAATGTATCATGTACAACCTTTTCGTTATCCATTGTTAAGTTGTAACAAAGTGAAGCCTTTCTTGTTTTTCCTAATATAGAAATTGCTTCTTCCAAAAAGTTTGGAATTTCATCATGAAACTCTTGACCACGTTTTGCATTTCTTAACATCAAGACCATGGGGTATTTATAATCTTTTCTTTCTTCTAAAAATAACAATCTTTCTTCTTTAATAAATGGTAAGAAAGATTCAAATATAAAATTATGCATAGTTCCAGTAACTGCTACCGCAGCCATAACTACTGATGGTCCAGGAGTAGAGGTAACTTCTATTCCTTCTAATATACATCTTTTGACTATTCTTGCTCCAGGATCAGCAACACCTGGCATTCCTTCATCAGAAATTAAATATACATCTTCTCCATTTTTTAATAGTTGCAATATTTTTTCCATATTGTGCAATTCGTATGCCTCACCTGGCTCACCTCCGTCAGAATCATACTCTATTGATATTGTGTTTATGCTTGGCTTTTCCATTCCTAATTGAGGCCAAATTTTTTCAAATGCCTCTTCTCTTTCAATAACTATATTTTTTGCATTTTTAATATACTTATATGATCTAACAGACATGTCCTCCCAATTACCAACAGGAAGTCCAACTAAAAATAGTTTTCCATACTTCATATATTAAGTATACACTATGTGATACAATGATTTAATGATAATAGACGACAATTTTTTATCAATAGAAGAAATTAAACATTTACAAAATGTTATGTATGAAGAACCAAAATGGAAATTTCCATGGATATTTAATAAATCTACAAACATAAAAACAGATAGTTATGCAATACTAGACGGAAAAAATATAATAGATAGTCCACAGTTTGTTCATATGGCTATGTTTAATAAACAAAAACAGTCACCATTTGCAGATACATGTATATCTATATTAAATAAATTTTCCAGTAAAAATAATATTATTGTAAATGACATTGTTAGAATTAAAGCAAACATGATATTAAAAAATGGCAATAGTGGAATGCATTATCCTCATGTTGACGCAGACAAAAATCATTTAGTTTTTTTATATTATGTTAATGATTCAGATGGTGATACAATTTTCTTTAATGAAAAATACAACGGCGACAAAATTGATAGTTTAAGTATTATGAAAAATGTATCTCCAGAATCTGGTAAAGCAATTGTTTTTGATGGCTTAACCTATCATGCATCTTCTAGTCCAGTAAAATCTGATTTTAGATGTGTTATTAATATAGATTTTATAGGAAGTTTATGATATAATAGTAATGTACCTGCCCAAAGGGGGGTATAACGAACTCGCTTAATAAGGAGGAAAATTATGGTAAGTTCATTTGCATTGGATCTGTTTAAAGATCCATTTTTTATTGGTTTCAACAGAGAGTTGGACCGTCTTTCAAATATCCATCGTGAGGCAACTCGTCAATCTTATCCACCATATGATGTGGTAAAACTTGATGAAGACACTTACAGACTATCTTTAGCCCTTGCTGGTTTTAGTAAGGACGAGGTAGAGGTTTCTGTGGATAATGGAAGTTTAATTATCAAGGGTGAGAAAACCGAAGAGGCTTCTAACGAAGTACTACATAAGGGTATCGCAACTAGGAAGTTCACACGCACCTTTGCTCTTGGAGAGTATATGGAGGTAGGTCGTGCTGAAATGGCAGACGGTATTCTTAGCATCTTTGTGGAACGTAACATCCCCGAAGAAAAGAAACCAAAAACAATCAAAATCAAATAAATAACAACAGCGTCATACTGGCACCTGAGCATGTGTTAAAACTGCTCTTTTATCATGCTATAATGTTGTTATGCCATATCATATAGGTGCTAAAGGATCTGGAGGATGTTCTGGATACCCTGCCATGAAAGACACAGGAGAGGTTGTGGGATGCCACAAAACTCGTAGTAAGGCAGCAGCACAAATCTATGCTATAAACCGTTCTGAGGGCAATATAGGCAAAGCAATGGTTAAAGAGGGCGATATGGTCATGGCTCCACATGAAGAAGAAATGTTTGTAGGTCGTGTTGTTCATGTAATGAATGAAGGAATGTTAGGAGTTCCAGGATCAGAATATGCTATTGAAGCAAGTCCTACTGAGCCAGCAATATTAATACAACTTTTTGAAATGGAAGAAGGCGGTCTTGAAGAGACTGAATATTTTGTAGGTGCAAAAGCATCAGAGGTTATGGTTATGCCATCATTAGAAGAAAATATTGGTATGGATAAAAACGAAGTTATTAAAGAAGATGTTTCAACAATAGGTCAATCTGATTCAGAACCATGTCAGTACGATGGCTGTGGATGTCCTACATGCAAGGACATGAATGTTTGTTGTGATCTTTGTCCTGTATGTCAAGCAAATGAAATGAAATCAGATTGCTGTCCAGATTTAAATAAACAAGCACCGTGCTGGGAAGGCTATGTTCAACGTGGCATGAAACCTGGTAAAAATGGTAAACCAGTTCCTAATTGTGTTCCAGCAGAAAAAGTTTTATTCGAGGGATTTGGCAAAAAAATTTCTAAAACAGAAAGAATAACAGAAATTTGGTGATTTATGTCTAAGAAATCTTCAGGATCATATAAGAGACATGATAGATTTAATCCTATACAAATTAAAGATGGAAATATTGTTCGCCTTCGTAAAGACGGAACAGTAAAGGCAGTTCTTGGTAAGTATGGCGAATATGGTAAAAATACTAAATAGTTATTTTTTGATTTGTAATTCCATCAACGACTAAGCATAAATTACCCAAAACTTTATTATTTAATAAATACTCTTCTATATCTTTTAGCAATCCCCTTATTACTTTTTGTTTTGAAGTTGTTAAATCTATGCAAAGTACAGCACGTCGGTCTTCTCCAAAAAAAGAAATACATTCTTTAATAAAAACATCAGCATCAAAACAGTTATGTATCATATGAATTTTATCGTCACTGTCTATAGGTCTAGTGTTTGGGTTATGTAAAAGAAAGATCATTGGTGCAGGTGATGTTTGTAAAAATTTAAATTTTTCATGTCTGTCAGAGTTTGTATTAGACATAAATCCTTCAAATATAAAGTTGTTCAGAACATTGCATACAGATGCTGCTGCTACTACAGTGGATGGGCCTGGAGTTGTTACTATTTCTATATTATTTTTTATTGCTTCTTTTACTAATATTTCACCAGGATCTGCTAAACCAGGCATTCCTTCATCTGATATTATATAAACATCTTCTCCACCTTTAAGCAATAAAATAATTTTTTCTTTAATATTCATTTCTCTGTTATTGTTTAAAGAAAAGCATATGTCTATTAATTCTGCACTATAATAAAAATTATTTAAATTACAATATTCCTTAAACCTGTCTATATCTTCAACACAAATATATTTAGCGTCAGAAAAAGCGTCCAGCAGTCTTTTGGAAACATCTAAACTATTCCCTATTGGGGATCCAACTAGATATAACTTACCATACATCTCGCAAATTACTTTCTTTTAAATACTTTTTAAATAACTGCATTAACTCATCAGCATATTTATCGTAATCGATATCTAATATAAGATTTCCATCTATTAATTTGTGTACTTTAATTTCTTTTCCTATATTAAATAATACTTCTTTTATAGAGTCTTCTACATTTTTCATATTAGTAAAAAGTACTTGGATCTGGATGCATATCATAATATTCAGAAAAGAATCTATTTCTTTCATGAAGTATTTGATCTTGATGATCATCATAAGGCACATCTTCTACATACTCTAAATGACAGAATATCATGTCCTGATGGCTACCTGACTTTAATTCTTTCTTTCTTCTCCAATGAGGTTGCTGTGTTCCAGCAAAGACTAGTGCCTGATTATCTTCTAAAAAGTATTCTATATCTTCTACTACAACTCCCCACTCTTCATCTGCTCTAATTTGTATGTCAAACGTTATTCTTTGTTTGTCTCTCATATCTGTATGTGGAAATAATTTAGTCATCCATCCATACTCCATACTATATCTAGCAAATGAATGATCATCAACCAATCTGACATTATCACCCAAAGATCTTTTTACTGCTTCGTTTATTTTATCTTTAATCCTTGGACCTAAATCTATATGCCAAGCCTTCATCCCGCCCCATTTTTGAATTTGTGTTTTTTCATCTGGAGTATTGTTTATAATTTCATATAAATGTTCTATATCTTCTTTAGAAAAAATATTATCTACTATAAATGGAACAAAGTCCTGATTTGATATAGGCTCTTGAGACATCTTTAATTCTATATACTTATCGTAGGCTGGCCCTTTTATTGGTTCTTTCATAATACTTTATTATATCATAGTGTATAATCATTATTATGCCATTAACAGATGAACAAAAACGTATAACTGAGCAGGTTGAGCAAAATAGCGGCATGTCAAAAAAAATAGTAGAGTCTTTCGGTCCAGATGAAATTAAAAAATTAAATAGGGATGAAGTAGAGGATCCTAGAGAATTAAGTCAAGCACAGTTGGACAATGCACGAATATTTAAATCTAGAGAAGAATATATAAAAAGTTTAAAAAAGGGCTTAAGGTATATGGAAGTTGGTGTTGCATGGGGATATTATTCTGAATTAGTTTGTGAGAGTGCTAACCCATCAGTTATTGACTTAGTTTGTAGATTTGATCAAGACATGAAGTGCTGGTCTTGGAGAAGGTTTGGAGAATGTCAGTGTAAGCCAATAAAGCATACGTATGATTTTTCTGCTGAGGAATCAGAAGATTTTATTAAAAATAAATTTAGTAAGTATGGCAATGTAACTACATATAAGGGTGACGCAGAAGATATTCTTCCAACGTTTGTAGGAAAAGAATATGATTATATCTATATAGATATTCATAATGGACGAGCAGCAACAAGAAAAGTTTTGTCAGACTCTTCTAAATTAATTCCTGTCGATGGAATAATAGGTCTAAATGATTATTTAATTTATGACGGAATAATTGATGGGGTTCAGTATGGAACTTTTCAAACAGTAAATGAGTTTTTATATTATAATAAAAACTGGTCTGTAGATGCATTAGCATTACATAAATTAGGCTTTTATGATATATACTTAAGGAGAATCTGGTGAGTTTAGATAAAGATTATATTTTAAAAAAAGAAATTTGCAATCAGGGAATGAGCAATACAATTTTAGATCAATTTGACTTATCCTGGCATAGAGGAAGTAAGGTTTTTGAAGAAACCATAACAAAATCTGAAAGAGGAACTCATGTAGTTGATGATAAAACTGTTTTGTATAAGTATAATTCAAACTTTTTTAGGTCAAACGAATTTACAAAGACTCCGTCAAAGCCACATGTTTTGTTTTCTGGTTGTTCTCAGACTGAGGGCATAGGTGGTAATTTAGAAACTGTTTGGCCAACTATTTTTTTAAAAAATTGCAACCTAGAAGATAAAACATTATATAGTTTAGCAAGATCTGGATGGGGCTGGCAAATGATAATGGATAATATAAGAGTTTATATACGTGAGTATAGTAAACCAGACTATCTTTTTATTTTGTTACCTAATATATCTAGAAGATTTGAATTTGATACTGTTAATAAAAACGATTACTGTTATATGCAAAGATACCCTAAATCTTCTGATGGCCCCCCTCAAAAAAAGGATTTAGGCATTTTGTCTAATAAAGAATATTTTGAATCGTTAATGAATTTTGTTGTAGGATGGAGATTTTTTTTAGATTATTGTAAATATAATGATATCAATGTTTTGTGGTCTACTTGGTATTTTAATGATTTAGAAAATTTAAAAACATTAAAAATGTTAGATGATTCATATGTAGATATGAACATAGATGATCAAGTAAATTATGTAGCAACACAGTATGAATTGGGCTGGAAAAAGACTGATCATGACCTAAAGAAAAGAGATGGACACGCTGGTACTTTAATTAATATGTATTATGCTAATTGTTTTTTAAAAACAGCAAAGGAGAAATGGAATGTTTTTTAAAAAAATATACAGAAAATTTAAAAAGTGGAACTATATGAGAAAATTAAAAAAACAATTAAAAGATCCACCAAATTTTATTTACTAACCAAAAAACATCTTAAGGCATATTTATTTCCAGACACTATTGGATTTGACCTATGTGTGTAAGGCCAATTAGACGGAAAAATTATTAAACTATTTTTGGGTGGAGTTATTTTTATATTAAAATGTTTAAATTCTAACTCCCCGCCGTCGTAGTCATCATTTAAATACGCCAAAGCAGCACCAACCCTGTTGTCCATTCCTAAAGTATCACTATGAAATATAACTGAATTATCTATTTCATACTTTAATAAAGTGACAATTGAATTGTTTTCGTTATCGTATTCAAAAACCATATTTGAAATATCGTATATTGATTTATATAAATTAATGCAATCTTGTAATTTATTTTGAAAATCTTTGTATAAAAAATTTGCATACTCATTAGTTTTTTCGATATCGCTTAGTTGTATTGAATAAGATTTTCTAACAATATTTCCATTAGGATTATTAATTTTTAATTTAAAATATTCAGAAATATTATCTTCTATAAAACTTACATAATCTTTATCAAAAATATTATTAAATAATACAATTCCTGGAGCCAATATTTCATACATAACTTTATTGTATCATATGGTACAATTATTTAATGACAATTTTTCATAATCATATTCCAAGAACCTCTGGCGGAGTTATAAACCATTATATTAAAAAAAATAAAGAAGTTTCTAAATATATTATAGAGCCTACAGATAAAATAGACGTAAATAATTTTAAGAATAAACAATATATTGCTGGACACATAGGACAGTTACCACAAAAACATATAGACGGTGTAATTTCTTTTTCATTGGTAAGAGATCCAAAAGAGCAGTGGCTTAGTTGGTTTTGGCTTATGTACAGGCAAGGTCTTACTGTTGTAGATTCAAAGATTGTTGGATCTGACTATGGTACTCCACAAGCCTACATGGAAAAATTTTTATATGATGAATCGTATTATAAAGGTACATCTAATATACAGTCAAAATTTTTATTAGGCTATGTTAACGTAGAACTTTGGAATAAAATTGAAGAACCTATTGATAAGATGAAATCAAATTGGTGTTTAGTAGAATATAATATTGATTCTTCAGAGATAGACAAAGCATTGGACTCTAATATAGTAGAGACTGTTGAAAATAGAGATAATCTGATCGATTTTCTAAATACCCTTTTTCAAAAAAAATATAAATTAACAAAGACAATTTCAGACTACGAATGGTCTGGCCATAACACGCCTAGGCCTAACCCCTTAGATTTTTCTATACCAGACTCTTGGGTAAATAGAATAAATGAATTAAATCATGCTGATTACTATCTTTATGAAAAGGTTATGTCTAACAAGAAAAAATATGCTATAATGTGAATATGAGTACTTTTAAAGTAGGACGTGCTGGTACGGGGACCTGCCGTGAAAGACAATACCCACTATATAAAGATAATGAGCAGGTAGGATGTTTTTATTTGCCAAAAGATGCGGCAAATCATGCAAAAGATGAATTTGGTGCTACGGAAATAATTGTTTTTGATGTTGATAACATAGAATCAGATGCTTTATTTACTGTAGTTCAAGAAGATGGTAAATGGGTTCTTAAATAATGCCTGTTTTTAAAGTTGAAAGAAGTGGTTCGTTTGGTTGCGAAGATAACAAGTATCCACTTTTAGTAGATGATGTTTGTATTGAATGTTTTGAATATCCAAAAGACGCTGCAGCCAAAGCAAAAGAAATGGGTGCAACTGCTATTGATGCATTTGACTATACATTACCAGAAGATGAGTCCTCTAGACATGCACTAGCATTAAAGCCAGACGGGACCTGGTGCCATACTTTTTCTAATATGGCATAATAGAAAAGAGAAATGAAATGGATCCAGTTAAATTTAAGTACCAGCAAGAAGGATTTACAGAAAGCAGAAATGGAGAAAGATTTTATTTCTCATCACCATTTCCTGGTATGCATATTTATGACAACATTTGGCCAGATTCTATGGCTTTTATCGAAGAAATAAGAGAAGATAAGTTTTGGGAATCTTCTGATCGTGGTAGTAAAAAATGGATTCGTGAAGACTATTATGATGAATTAAATGGGAAAAGATCAGAAACATGTTGGATCTGGAATCACCCCAAGTTTGTTGAAAATTTTCAAGAAGTTATTGATTCCTATTTATGGCAATGGGACCTTGCACCATTAAGTAGAGAAGCAATGAGAATATCAAGATATGAACCAGGTGAATGGTTCTCTATGCATGCAGATGATTCATATGGAACACCTAGAACTGTATCCATGGTGTATTATCCAAATGATGATTACGAGGGTGGAGAGTTAGAGTTTGTTCATTTTGGAGTTACAATAAAGCCAAAGGCTGGACAACTTTTTGTATTTCCTTCAGCATATAGTTATATGCATAAGATTCATGCAATAAAATCTGGCGTTAGATATACCTTTGTATCTTTCTTCTCAGAGATATCAGAAAAAGAAAGACAAACAAGATTTGCAGAAATAGAGTTTCCATATACAACAGACCTTCAATATCAGTTTGAAGACAAAAAACTATGACTTTAAGAAAAGTTATAAACGAAACAGTATATAACTTAGAAGATCAGGTAGAATGTCTACAAAATAATTTTCCAGCATGGATGGTACATCCTGGATTTATTTTAAAAAATAATCAAGTAGTTTATAGAGTTGAGCATATAAGGGATGAAGAATATAGCCCTAAAGAATCTTTTTATTTTTTACATATACCAAAAACTTCTGGCATGTCTATAAAAATTCCTTTGCTATATGCATTCAATAAACAAAGAATGTATAGTAATTTTTTACAGTATATTAATGATGACGAAATGATAAAATGTGATTTTATTAGTGGTCATTTTGGAATATACCCAATAGAGTTATTTAAAAAATTTAATAAAAAGTTAACAACGTATACAATATTAAGAGAGCCTACAGAAAGATTTTTAAGTAATTTTTTATATAAAAGGGATAACCCTACACTAGATGATTTAGATTGTTTTATGCATGATCCCAGACAAGATAATGTTCAACATAAGCATCTTACTTGCACATTAAATATCAAAGATCTTACTGCTAATTACAATTTGTTATGTGAAAATAAAATAACATACGAAGAGTATCAAAAAAGAGCATTGTCTTATCATGATTTAGTTAGAGTTTATGACAATATAGATAATGCATTAGAAAATATTAACTGTATTGAACTTGTAGAAAATCAAAAAGATTTATCAAAATTAAATACAATTATTTCAGAAAAATTTGGCGTTACCGTGCCAATACAAAAACCATTTGAAAACGTTGGTAAAAATAAAGATTTTATTAACAAAATACCTAAATCAATGATGAATCAAATAATAGAAAATCAAAATTTAGATTATGAATTGTATGAAAAAGTAAAGATGGGCTACTATAAAAAGTAACCCATCTCACCTATAGCATTACTTCTTTTTTGCTGGTGCCTTTTTTGCCTTTACAGACTTAAGCGCTTCTTCAACAACAGATACTGCTGGTAATCTGCCAAATGCAGTGTCATTAGGATTGATTGCTCTTAATGCAACTGGTGCAATTGCTGCCAATAGCGAGTATGCAAGAGTCTTAGGGTCTGTAACCCCAGACATATATAGTGCTAATGCAGCACCAAGAACGGATCTTCCGTATGATGCTAACATTGCTTTTAGTTTTGCGTCCATGTATTTTCCTCCTAGGATATGAACTTAGTTATGGCATCGTAGCCTAGCCATAATCCTATTATACCAGCAACTCCTGCAAAAACTGGTGGCGCTGGCACAGGTAATTTAAATGCAGCAAATACAATGCCACATCCAAAACCTGTTATTACCGATAACAATATATCTTTCATTATTCTCCTTTTATATTAGTTGGATGATCTAATGGAGTTGGGACTGTCATTAAAGCACCACATTCGTTACATTCTCCATCTAAAAAATACATACCTATTTCATAATCTACTGGATCAAATATAACTTTAACTTTTATTATTTTTGATCCGCATAATGGACAACATGATGATGGAATACCCCTTAAATTTACATTATTCTTCATAAAAATTTTCTCTTAAAATCTGAAAATGTGTTTTAGAATTGTCTATAATATTATCCCATATTTCTTTTGCTTTTGCTCTTTTCTGAAAATATATTTCCATTTTACTTTTAATATTATAATTTTGATCTGACATGCTTTCTAAAAGACTTATGTATGTATTATAAAAAGGTCTTAAACCAAATCCAGCCTTTATCGTATCAACATTATTATTGGCCCATTGCATGTCTGATCTGAAATAATTTTTAGGATATTGTTTTGACGTAATGCTCTTCCAATATTTTGTGTCATCTCTTTGAGATAAAGCATAATGCATGCCTACAAAGTCAAACATTTTTTCTATTCTTGTTTTAGTTTTATAATTAAAATTATCTATATCATATTGGCTTACTGTATTTCTTTGAAGCGCATCTATAAGAGTAAAGCAATTTTGATGAGTAAGCAATAAACCAGTACTTTCAAGTGGCTCTAAAAATCCTGCTGCCAATCCTACGGCAACTACATTTCCAACCCAAAATCTATCATAATATCCATTATGAATTTTTATATTTTTAAACGTTAAAGATTTTGATCTTTCTGGGTTATGAACAACCATCTTATTAGAATCTAAATAATTTTTATATTCTTCAAGAGCATCTTCATCACTTATAAAATCATTGCAGTACACATATCCAGATCCAATTCTATTCCAAAGAGGAATATTCCATACCCATCCATTGTTTATAGCAGTACAATTAGTAAAAGTTTGTAACTCTTTTTCTTTATCAGTATATGGAATATGGGCTGTCCATGCCCTGTTATTAGGCAAAAATTCTGCGGTTGAGATAAATTTTTCATTCATAAAATTACCTAATAAAATACTATTAAAACCAGAGCAATCAACGAATAAGTCAGCAACTATTTCTGTTCCATCGTCCAAGACTAAAGAGTGTATGCCGATATCGCTAGGGTTAATTTTATCTACTGTACCCCAAATTCTTTTTACACCACGTGGTATGGCATAAAACTCTGCAAGCCAGTTACCTAACTTAGTAGCATCCATTTGCAATGCTAAATCTCTGTGTGGCTGATATGGATGAATGTCTTCAATAGTATCAACTACTATTTTATTTGTTTCCATACTTTTTGCTTGTGGGAAAAAGTATCTAACATAATCTTGATCCTCAGTATCTGGATAAAATGCTTTTTTATAATGCCAATCATCTAATCCAAAACATGTTAGTTCTTTGTCTAAATTAGGATGTCCAAAAGGATAATAAAAGGTAGGGGAATCTTTTGTTTTAAAATTAGTAAAACCAATTGCAACTTTATATGAAGCATTAGTATATTTCATAATACTTGCATAGTCAATACCCAAAAAATTAAAAAATCCATTTATTTCAAAAGTAGTACTTTCGCCAACACCAATTATTGGAATGTCTTTGCTTTCAACTAAACATATATCTTTTTCTGGATATGCTTTTATTAAAGCAGATGCTGTCATCCAACCTGCTGATCCACCGCCAACAATAACTATCTTATCAGTCTTCACTTGGCCTCATTTTTTCTATTTGCTCAAAAGCCTTTTTTATTCGTGGAACTGATAGATCATTTGGTAACTCAGATTCATTGTCTAATACTTTAGCAAAAATTATTAATTCATTTTGCAAATCCTCAATATATTTATATGCCATTTCTCTTGTATCATTTAAGAATGTAATAAAATGATCTTTTTCTGTATCACTATCTTGGCTACTTATTTTATCTTTAATAGCAGTTATATCTAATGTTGACTGTGCTAATAAAAACATTAACTCAATATTTTTATTTTTTAATCTTATGTTTTCAATTACTGCACCAGTAATAATTATTACGACAAAAATAAAAATTAATAAATCAAGCATTTAAAGCCTCATGTGTTGGCCAATAATATTTGCATGGTAATTTGCGGTCAGGACAGCAAGGAGAATTAAAAAAACTATTTGCATGTGTTTGAAATCTTGCATAATACAATGGATCTTTATTAAACAAACTAACCCTATGCGTAGTGGTAATTCTTGATAACTTATTATCATCAAACCAAAATGAAGGAGTATTGCTACCCCAATTATCCCAACATTGATTTTTTAATGCGTTAAGATTTGCTTCGTTATTTTCTGTCTTGATACCACGAGATTTGGCTTCACTAATCATCGCCTGAACATAAGCCCATAAACCACGCTCAAACCCTTTCCACATCAGAACTGCTGGATGGTTTCGCCATCCGCCTGTAGGAGATTTACCAGATAATACATTAAGAATTTGATAACATTCTAGAATTTGTTTATTAAGGCGTTTTGAATCTAATATTTTAGCACACTGAATAAAATCTTTAGATGGTAAAAATGTTTGCATGTTACTTACCGCCTTCACGGACTAAAAGAACAACTGCGCCATTGTCCTCAAGAGCCTTTTTAACTCTTACCATATATTCTACAGCACGGCGCTTATCTTCGTCAAGTAAAGACATAAAAGATTTTTCTGATGCTCTTACAGTTATAAAACTATCATTGTCTACTAACTCTAATCTAAATCCTTTTGGAGCAAAATGATCTAGTGACCTAAAAGCCGTACGCATAGCATCTGTGTACATTATTTTCTACCCCATTGTACTTTATTCCATCCACGTTCATGAAAATAATAAAGTATAGTTTTTGTTAAAACTTCTAGGCTTGCTATACTTGCTGCCACAAAAGGTTTTTTAGTAACAAAATATGATACTAAAAATGTATCTGTTGTTCCAACAATTCTCCACGTTATAGCCTTTGCTGCTGATCTAGATTTAGATACGTTCATGAAGGCCACTCCAGTTTATCGTTGCCTATTTTATCTAATATCTTAGATACCCATTTCTTTACGTTTTTGCGTAGCCGATATAGCATGAATGTCTGCCCCCAAATCTACTTGCTCAATTTTATATCCAACATCACGACCATAGACAATGTTTGTAATATTGGGCAGTCTTAATACAAGAGTATCTTTAAAAGGATTATCTTGTTTAATATAATTTTCTACCTCGCTATACTGTAAAGGATCTTTTTCTGATGTCTTGTATGTATTACGGACACCAACCAATACCTGATTAGTTCTTTTGTGTGCTTCTTCTTTTAATGCTTGATGCCCTTCGTGCCAAGGTTGATAGCGTCCAAGTTGCAGGGTAGTTGGAGCGGACCAATCAAACAAACCTCCAGCCTGTATTACAGTATTAACTTCTTGCTCTATTGTGTATCCATCTAATATTCTTAAATCAAAAATTCTAGGCTCTTCCCAGATCTTATTTGTATTTTCAAATCTGCTATGTTTAATTCTGTCAACCCAAACCACCAAGTCTGCGTCTCCAAAGGCTTCTCGTGTTTCTTCTGTAGGACAAATGAAATCAACAATTACTGGAGCAACATTTTGTTTTGCAATAAGACGTGCCATTTCTCCCATGCGTCTGGCTTGTTCAATTCTATCTTCAGGTGTAAACGAAAGGTCTGAATTAACAGTAGATCTAACTTCATCTGCATTTAAATGAATAGCATTAATTCGTTCTTTAAGTGCTACAGCCAATGCTGTTTTTCCTGAACCAGGCAATCCTATAATCTGAATAATCATTCTATTTCTTCCTCGATTTCATCAATAGTTCTTTCGTCATGATTTTTACATACAGGACGAATAGAATATCCATCTGCTATTATGGTGATAGCAAATCCTTCACAATAAAAACATTTAGACATTATTTCTTTATTTTTTTGTCTTATAAAATCTAAATATTGTTTATTATTCATAATTTAATTATATCAGACCTACGTAGTCGCTGCAAACTCCAGCAATAAAATCTGGTATATTGTTTTCTGGCCTATTAAGATGTACTAAAATACTTTTGTTTGTTACTGGCATGCCAGGATACGTCCAAATATAATGATTTGTTGTTATTGTATATTTGTCATTTTCATGCCAAAATCCTTTATAATATTTTGGTTTATTGACTACATAATTCAATGCATCTAGATTTTTACAATGCAGCCATATTTTTTTTATATATGAGTCTAAAAAAAATTGATCAATTTTATATTGAGGATAGTCATGGCCCAAATATAATAAATTATCTACCACCCAAAAATCTATCTCAACATCGTAACCAGAATTAATTGC